AAACGTCTGGAGCACGTCCAGGATGGGTTGAATGTTATTGTCGGCCCACAAACGGATGCGCATCAGGGCATCCCGCGCCACGTCGAGCAGCGTGCTCAGCTTCGGCAGATTGCCGCCCGTCAGGTCGTTAATGGCCCCAATCAGCGGATCCGCAAACCCCGTGATGGCCCCCAGGATCGCGCCAATCAGGTTGCGCAGGCCATCGCCGATACCCTGGAGGATCATGCCTGGATCGCCCTTGCCGATGCCGGAGATAATCGTGACCAGCGCCGCGATCCCTCCGCCGATCTTGGGCATGACGTTTTCGAAGATGTCTGTCAGGATGTCCGCGCCGATCAGCAGCACGAACCCGGCCGCCCCGGCCAGACGGCTCGCCACGCTCAGGATGGTGGCCGCGATATTCTCCAAACCGCTGGTGTCCGCTCCGGCCAGGCTGTCGATAAAACCCCGCAAACCGCTGCCAATCTGATCGAGGCTCTCACGGACTTCCGGCCCGATGGCATCCATTGCCAGGCGAATTCCATTACCGATTTCGGTGATTACATCGAGTAATGGGCCGCCTGCCTGCCGCTGAAGATTGTTCTCGCCGGTCAGTGCCACCACCGGCGTCTCGCCGCCCGCGCCTCCGCCGAACAGGTTGGCAAACGCCCCTTCGATAATTCCCCGCAGCGTATCGACCCCGGCCTGAACCGCGTCCCCGATGCCGCTTTCCTCGATGAACGTTCCGAAACCGAGGAAATCTGTTTCGATAGCCGCTGAAATCAGCTTGGCCGCGCCAATGGTCGCGCCAATCGGCCCGCCCAGCACGAGGCCCACTACACCCACCACCGCGTCCAGGATGGCGTTGGCATTATCCGTCGCCCAGGTGGTGACCCCGCTCAGGTCGAGTTCACCGCCCTTGATGTCGGTGAGAGCCGTCGTCAGGCCGGTTTCGACCGTACCCTTCAGCGCGCTCAGGTCCAGCTTGCCGACGCTGTTGATCGCGCCTTCCAGGTTGGTTTTAATCCCGCTCAGATCGAGGCCGGTCAGCGTGACCGCCGTTTTACCGACAGCGCTGAAGGCTTCCTGCACCCCCCGGATCGGATCAGTCTTGAAGGTGTTGAAGGCGTCCCGGATCGCCAGAATGTCGCCGGTCAGCCGGCTGACCTGATCGGCGTCGAAGTTCCCAAACAGACGCTCGAACAGCGGCACGTCGGAAAGACGCTGCACGCTGGCGGCCAGTTCGGTGGGACCTGTCGTGAAGCGCGTGCCCTCCAGCCGCAGCAGCTTCATCTTCTCGATTTCCTGATCGAGTTCGGCCAGGCGTTTCTGCCGGGTCTGGATGCCGCTGCCCTCCGGCAGGTAGCCCTCACTCAGCAGCCGGTCAATCTCAGCCTGAAGGTTGGTTCTGGACGTCTCGAAGTTTTTGATCTTCGTGTCCAGCAGCTTCAGATTATCATCGGCGGGCAGGGCGACAAACGTCGATCCCTGTCCGGCCCCAAACGCCCCGGCCACGGCATTTACCAGGTCGAGCAGCGGCTGCACCTTCGCCCGGATGTCATCGACTGCCTGCGCCACCACGTCCTGGATGCCCAGCCAGTTCTCGCTCCAGGCCTTATGGATCAGGATCACCCCGCCTATCAGCAGCCCAATCGGTAAAAGCAGCCCGCTCAGCGTGATCCCCGTCGCCGCGCTGATCCCGGCCCAGGCTGTCATCAGCGCCCCGGTCGACTGGATGAACTGGCCCAGCACGAAGATCACCGGCCCCAGGATCGCCAGCACGCCCAGCACCGGGATCAGCGCATTCACCAGATCCTGGTTTTCCCCGGCCCATTCTGTGATCCCGTTCACCACTTCGATAAGCTGCTGGATCATGGGTTTGAGCACGTCGTCCATGAAGGGCGTGAGCGTAGTAATTGCAAGCGCCTCAACCGAACCGATCAGGCTCTGCACCGAAATTTCGAAGGTGTCCATCTTGGCCGCGGCGATCTCGGCGGCGCTGGATTGATCCGCCATGCGGGCCTGCATGCTTTCAATGCTCTGCCCGGCCGTCAGGGCCGACAGGCCCAGGAAGCCGTAGCTGCCCCCCAGCGTTTTCAAAATGTCGATCTGCGCTTCCGCTGTCATCCCGCTGGCGTTCAGCGCCACCCTGAGATCGGCCATCACGTCGCCAAGATCGCGAATCCCACCCCGAGCATCGAACATGCTGATCCCCAGCTCGCGCCACAGCCCCTGCACGTCTTCGGTCGGTCGGGTCATATTGAGCAGCATGCTTTTAAGCTGTCCGCCCGCTTCCGCGGATTTAATGCCGTTCTCACTGAAGATCGCCAGGATCGCGGCGGTCTGATCTACATCTAAACCGAACTGGCGGGCCACACCGCCCACATTGGCAAACCCGGCCCCCAGGTCGGTCATGGTCGCCGACGAACTGGCCGAGGCCCGCGCTAGGCTGTCGACTACGCTCTGCGTGCTGTCGGCTTGCAGGTTAAACGACGCCATGATGTCAGTCAGGACGTCCGCGGTCCGGCCAAGATCGGCCCCGCTCGCCGCGGCGGCGTCCAGGACGGCCGGCAGCATGGCTGTGGCTTCTGCCGCCGTGCTGCCCGATGTCAGGATTTGCAGGAAAGCTTCAGAAACCTGGTCTGCCGAGTAGATTGTCTTCGCGCCTAGATCAATGGCTAAATCACCGATCTTTTGTAAATCAGCCCCGACAGTGCCCGTGCGTGCTGAGATCTCAGATAAGGAGCTAGAAAATTTTGAGGAAGCCTGGATTCCGAACGCAAAGCCGGCTGTCAGGGGGGCGAAAAGTTTTGTCATCGCCAGGCCCATGTCGGAGACGTCCTTGCCGAACCTCTCCATGTCGCGGCCCATCGCAGCCAGCCCGCCCTCAAATATTCCCCTGGCGGCCTGGATGCCGGATGATACGCCGGACCCATCAATGACAATTTTCCCACTAGCGGTTCCCAGATCCACGCCGGGCCCTAAAACCATTTCGCATCCTTACAATCAAAAAGGCCCCGCAGGGCCTTCTGATTAACATTCGCGTGACCGGCGCTATTCACGCCAGTCATCCAGCACAATTTCGGTGTAATCGTCGCCCTTCAGCAGTCGTTCGACGGCCAGCGCCACGTCGCGTTCTTCTGGCAGCAGTGCTCCGCTTTTCACCCGCAGCACTTTCCATCCCCTGCGGATTAACTCAGCCGTTCGCGCCGCATCTTCAGGCTGCTTGTCCATATGCCAGAACCAGCCATCATACTCGATAGCAACAGGCACTCCATCCACAAGCACCGCCACGTCGATATAATAATCGCCTTCAGGTCGATTAAGTTCCCCATCGATCATTTCACATAAGGCGCGCTGTGGACTGGATACCCTGACCCCATTGACCATATCGGCACAATCAGGACAGCCTGTGCCCTGTGCGATATTGCGATAAACAGCTTCCCATTGATGGATTTCCGAACATTGCCACCCCGTCTTTTCTGTCGCAGATCGCACCTCCGGCCCTAACCACACAAAGCCGCGTTCAGCAGCCAGAGCATGATAATCCTCTGGGGTTTTCCTAAGAGGATCGTGACTTCTCTGATGAGCGCAGGTTGGACATGTGCGGCCCCGCTGAATGACATAATAGGCTGTCTGCCATTCGTGCCCATAACGGCAGCGCCACCCCGTCTTTTCTCTCGTAGATCGCACCTCCGGCCCCAACCACACAAGACCGCGTTCAGCAGCCAGAGCATGATAATCCTCTGGGGGGTTCCTATGAAGATCGTTTCTTCTCTGATTAGCGCAGGTTGGGCATGTGCCTGTGCTGCCCTGCTTAACGGTCGTATAGGTTGTCTGCCATTCGCACCCACAGCGGCAGCGCCATCCTGTCTTTTCGACCCCATTTCGCACCTCCGGCCCCAACCACACAAGGCTGCGTTCGGCGGCTAAGGCATGGTAATCCGCTGGGGTTTTCCTAACAAGATCGCTTACCTTCTGATGAGCGCAGGTTGGGCATGTGCATGTGCTGCCCTGCTTAACGGTCGTATAGGTTGTCTGCCATTCGCGCCCACAACGGCAGCGCCATCCCGTCTTTTCTTTCGTAGATCGCACCTCCGGCCCCAACCACGCAAGGCCGCGTTCGGCGGCTAAGGCATGGTAATCCGCTGGGGTTTTCCGTCGGGTGGATTGCTTCGTGCGTTCCGGTCGGGTAGAATTGCTCATAGGAACCATCCTCTTTATGGTTGCTCGCGCCGCTGGACGGTCACACGTCGCAGCGGCACATCTGTTCTGGATTATTTTACCTCATTTTTCATCTTTTGCCCTCACCACTTGCACTCCCCGCGCCGCCAACCCGGCCACCGTGACCAGCGTGCGCTTGTCAGGATGCAGCAGCCGTTCCAGTTTCTTGCGCCGCTTCTCCCGCAGGATTTCTTGACGCCGTTTGTCTTTGGCCTCACTGTCGGTCAGCGTCACGGCGTCCAGTTCGGCCTCGATCCACGATCCCAGCGTCCACACCGCCTCGTCGAACTGCGCCGCGATCCAGGGATCATTTTCGAGATCGAGTTCGCGGCTTGGCCGCTGCCGGTATTGCTTGCACATCTGGTGCAGCATCCACACCCTTGCCCGCTGGCTCAGGAAATCGACCCGCAGCCGTGCCGGCGCGCCCCCACACCCAGTTGGTGATGAATGTCAGGTCCGACGTATCCAGGTCGCCCAGGTGGATTTCGCCTGCTTCATAATCCGGTGCGATCTCGTCATCCACCACCCGCGGCCACACCAGCGCCGCGCGGGCGATGATCCGCATGAAGCGGTACATCCCCGGCAGATGTGCAGCTTCCAGGTCGATCTGCGCTGCCACCGGGCGCTGGTTGCTGATGCTCATCAGCATCTGGTCGACCAGCGGCTTGGGCACGTCGCCGCTGTCCACGTTCGCCATGATCAGCGCGCTCACGTCCGGCCGCACCAGGTCGACTTCCTTGCCGCTCGGCAGCGTCACCGTCTCGACGCTGCGCCTGAACGCAGCCGCGCTGCGCTGTCCATTCTCCGTCATTCCTTTGTTCCTTTGCCTCTTTGCCCCTTAGCGTCTTTGCGTTAAATCTTTGGTCTTACGCGATGTCGCCGAAGTACGCCAGGAACCCCGCGCCATCCGTCGGCGCGACAAAATCGCCGGCCGTCTCGTAGGCCCGCTCGCGCATCGCATACGGCACGTCGTCGATGTCGATAGGCAGCGCGTAGCCCCCCACCTCGCTCATGCTGAATTTATTGGTCTCGCCGTCCAGCGTGAAGCCCGGCACTTTGTCCAGCTTCAGGCACTGAAACCCCGCCGTCCACAGGCCGCCGTCGTCGGTGGGCCCGGTGCAGATCGCGCCGAAGTAGGGCAGACCCGCTCCGCCGGCCGCCACGCCGAACTGCCGCTGGCGGTTGGGCGTGGTGAGTGAATCATTCTGTGTGCCGCCCGTCATGATGATTTTTGCGGCGATGTCCAGACCGCCCAGCTTAAAGGTCGTCACGATGCCTTTCAGGACGCTCAGCCGCCGCTGGTTGCGCCCCTTTCCGGCCAGCGTGTCCGTGTCGTGCTCCGGGTCGGCCGTCACCGTTTGCGGCGCGGCGATCTGACCAATCGTGTCGCTGTAGGTGTTCGCGTTGAAGTTGTACGCCGACATATAAATGTCCGCCAGCGTATAGACTACGTCTGCGTAACTGAACTGACCCGCCATTTTCTTTGCTCCTTTGCCTCTTTGCTTCTTTGCGTTGAGCTTTTAGCCCTACCGCTGTCGATACTCAGCATAAAATCGTTCGAAACTGGCCGCCGCCCCGCCCAGCGGTTCGTCGTAGAACTCCGGCCCCGGGCTGACCCAGTGGATCAGCGCGTGCCCCTCCGTGTCGGTCTGCACCTGCCGTCGATGCAGCACCCCGCTCTCGTACACCGGCAGTCGCAGCAAACGCTGTGCCGCCCGCAGGTTGGCCCATCCGTTGGTGGGGTCCGCGAACAGCCGTATATAGAAAAATCGCCGCTGCGTGCTGTGCACCACTTCCGCCGCCCCGCCGCTCGACCAGGTGATCATCGCCGTCAGCTTCATCACCCCGTCATTGTCATACGACAGGTCATCGGGCTGAAGCCCATTCTTCCCCAGATCATCCGTCAGCAGCGTGCCGCCCGTCACCAGGCTCGTCCAGGCCGCCGTCCCTGTCAGTGCCGCTTTGATCGCCGCCGTCAGTGTCGCCATAAAAAAGAGCGCCTAAGCGCCCCCCTGTTCCTTCACCCACTCGAAATACTGCTCGATCCGCTTCAAAATCTGCCGCCCCTTTCGCTTTCCGAACTTTTCGATCAACCACTCCTCTGGCAGGCGTGCGGCCTTCATCTCATTACATCCCCCATCACCATGACAGAGAGGGACGATGTTTGTTGCAATCGTACCAGGGCAATCTGGGGAACTCAGTGGTATCCAGTGATCCATCGCCAGCGTATGCCATAACCCCGGCATACGACCGCAGACTGCACATTGATGACCCAAATAATCAAGGCATCGCTTCCACTGTTCAGCAGTTAGCGTATCCGGCAGCGCTCTTTTCCGGGCCATCCTGCGTGCGTGGTTAGCAATAAAACGTTCACGGTTTTGTGCGTAGTATTGCTTGCCATTTTTCTCACGCCAGCGCTGCGCGCCGACTTTCTCCTTGCCACTATCCTTGAACTTGATCTTTGCGAGATGAACCTTTTCCGGGTTCGCCTCTCTCCATCGCCTGTAGCTCTTTCTTACACAATCACGGCATCGTCCCTCTAATTTATCCTGTACTTTATTGCGAATGCCAAAGAAAGTTTCTGTTGCAGGCAGAATATTGCCGCAGGACGAACACCGCTTAAATCCCTCTGGCGCTCCGGGTTTATACTTAAACCCCTCTCTCTCTGCTCGACATTGCTTGCAAATGTTTCTGTAACCATCTTTGGACTGCTGGTATTTATGAAATTCGTGGAGCGGTTTGTTTTTACCGCACTGCGAACACATTTTAAGACCATCAGCCGGAGGGACATGTTCCAGGCTCTCAGCCCATCTGCGCTGTCGAGCGTAGATGCGCTGTCGATTACGCCTGCCATATTGACGATCATATTCACTTTTGCAGGCCCGGCACCACCATCCAAGACCATCAATAGTGCCTGATTGCTTTGTGAAATACTCGCTTGTGGCAGGGAATTCGCGCTTACATTTACTACAGCGCTTCAGCGGGGTACAATCATCCACAGTCATCGCTCCTTGTTAGCGTTGGCTCACGGGCCAGGGTGTTTACCGCACCGCTGGCTCATCTGTTCTGATTATACCTCAATTCCCTTTATTCAAATACCTCCCGCAGCATTCGCATGACGTGATCGTAATGCGATTCCAACGCCGGGGCGATCACACTGTATTTCCCACCCCACATAAGCTCAAGCCAGACCCCGTAGGTCACACCATGCTTGGCCTCGATGGCGACCACATCCCGTGATAGTTCAACCACCAGTCCCTGGAGTCCAGCACGCGCTGCCCCAGTCCTATCAACCCATGGTCTGTTCTCCTTCATCCAGGTTTCGATCACCGGTGCCCAGTAATTCGCCACCATGCGAATAGCGGTGTACACCTTCTGCTCGTAGGCCGACATCGCGGCGATCACACCGTCATCGCCCGACCACTCGATGCTCGTTTTTGCCATCAGCTCACCACCACCGCCCGCGCCTGCACCTGTCCCGGCAGCGTCCGATCCACGCTGTTCACCTCGAAATTGCGCTGCCCGGCATTCACTGGTAGATAGCTGAATGTGTCCCCGCGCTGGATGTTCAGATCGCTCTCGCCGATGACGATATATTCCTGAGCGGCGCTCTGTCCCTGCTCAGCCGCTCCGCGCTCACGCGGGCTGTTGGTCGGCACGATCAGCACCGTCTGGGCCGCCAGATTGGATGACCCGCGCCGCAGCGTCACACTCACCCCGCGGTGCTCCAGCAGGAACCCGACCCCCTCGCCCCGTTCCTGTGTGATGTCCCAGTTCGAAAAGTCCGTCATCAGCTCCTCGGCTCTGTCCGCGTCTGATGCGGCGTGGCCTTCAGCACCGTGCGCACCACCTCGACCTTTCGCCCCAGCGCCGCGTCCAGATCGGCCTCGTAGAGCTGGTACAGGTCGTCAATCGCCTTCAGCACCTGAGACAGTGTTTCACTGACCGCGCCGGCCTTGTAGTCGTGCAGCCTGACGTACTTCGCCTTGCTCTGCCGCGCGCACAGGCCCAGCGTCGCGTTGTAGCGAATGGTGTCGTTGGGCGCGCCGCTCACCCGTTCCCAGTTGCGCTCCAACCGTCCGTCGTCGAAGTCCGCCTCCAGCACCCCCAGGTCATCCCGCAGATCGGCGATCTGCTGCGCCGTCAGCGCCATCAGCCTTTGCCCTTCCGCAGCGCCAGGTGCACACTGGTAAAGATGAAGCTGTGCGTCTCGCTGCGCACCGCCAGTTCTTCCTCTGGCTGCAAGCCCCGCACCATCGCTTCCAGGCTGATCGGGGCCGGCTGGCGGATCGTGTCCTCGTGCACGATCAGATACGGATCATCCACCGGCGTCAATCCGCTCGGCTCAATGATGTACTCCCGCAGCTTGTCCTCATCGAACAGCAGCACCCCCGGCCAGCCGAAGCCGCTGCCCCAGATTTTGAATTCGGTGCTGATCGTGGCGATCCCGCCCACCTTCAGCACCCGCCCGATCTCGGCGGCCGCCAGCGCCACGTCGTCGAAGCTGCCCACGTGTTCGATGCTTCCGCTGGAAAACACCCCGTTGAAGCTCATGTCGTCGAACGGCAGATAGCGCATGTCGGCCTGCTGCACAATCAACCGCTCAGGATCGACTTCCACCCCCACTGGCGCATACTTCCAGGCATCCGTCAGCATGTCCGCCGGCGCGAAGGCCTCCCAGGTTCCCCCCAGGCCGTACAGGTCGGTCGCCACCACCTGGCACTTCGTTGTCAGGTGATAAATGGTCGGTTCGTACCCGGCCCCCACGCCCAGCACCACCTTGTTTTTCTGCGCCGCCTTGAAGTTTTTGAGCGTCGCCAGCGCCATCTGGACTTCCCACTGCTTGCGCCGGGTGCAGCCCTCGAAATTGTCCCTGTTAAGTACCGTGTTGTAATGCATGGCGGTCCTTTCGGTCATAATTCGGATAGGGTGTATTCCGGTCTGCCGGGTTAATGCGCAGCGTCAGCGCCGGGTCGTTGAACGGCCGAGAGAAACATTCTTGTTCCGGTGTGCCACCCCATTTGCGCACGTAATAAGCCTGATTGCGCAGGAACTGCTCGTGATGCCAGCCCATCTGGCCGGGTACGCTGTACAACGTTTTGCTGCCGGCGTGCCAGATATTCGTATCCGCCAGATGCAGCCGCGCCAGTCCCGCCCGATCAGCGCGGGCGTAATAATCCCGATCCTCGTAATACAGCGGCCAGAAATTCTCGTCGAAGCAGCCTAACTGCTCGAACCCGAAGCGAGTGATTGCTGCCATCGCCATCAGCATGTCACCGTACTGGCGCTGGCGCGCGTCATAGCCCTGGCCGCTGACCATGTAGAACGGACTGCCGGTTTCCCGGTCACGCTCTTCCAGCGCGCTTTCGGCGATGGCGCACACGTCGCCGTAACTGGCAATCACATCGTCATTGGCGATCATGGCAATATCCGCGCCGCCGGCATACGAGGCGATCAGGCCCTCATTCCACGACCGTGCCACGCCGCGATTGTCGCCGTAATCGTACAGGACCACGCGCTCGCGCTGCGCCAGGTCATAGCAGGCTGCCACCACGGCCGGGAATTGGCTGTGCAAAAACAGGTGCCAGGTGATGCCCGCACCGTTGGCCTGAGCGACCAATGTCAATAAATCATCCGCCAGACCATAAGCGATGACCGTAATGTGGATATTCATACCATCTCTGTTTCGTATTCCTGCTGCACGATCTTCCCAATCCGCCGCGCGGCCTGCGCCCACGTGAAGTTTTCCAGCAGGTAATCGCGCCCGCGCCGTGCCATCTTCAGCGCCGCCGGGTAATTCTCGATCACCCGCCGCATCTGATCATCCAGGATGAACGTATCCGGCTCGGCCCACTGCGATCCCTGGGCATTGGCCTCCCAGAAATCGAACTGCGCCGGCAGCATCCGGCCCATCGGCACCGGCCAGCCCCACTCGGCCGCGTCCCACAATCCCAGCCACTCGCTGGAAATCACCGGAAGCCCGCTCAGCGCCGCCTCCCTGGGGGGCAGGCCGAAGCCCTCGCCATAGGATGGAAACAGAAACACGTGCGCCTTCGCCAGCAGCGCCTGCCAGTCGGCTTCGCTGATTTCCCCCTGGATGACAGTAATCTGCTCGTCCTGCAATCCATCCAGCCAGCGCGGCTCGTCCCGACACTTGACGATCAGCCGGTGGCGAACATCGCCACCAAACAATCGGTTGAAGGCGAACATCGCCAGGTGCGCCCCCTTGCGCATATCGCCGTAGCTGCAAGTCAGCCACGTAAACACCTCTGGTTGCGGATCGCGCTCGACATAGGCAATCTCGCTGAAGTCCACCCCCAGCGGCACGCAGTGCACCGGCACCCTCACCCCGCTGTCCCGGTACACATCCACCAGGCCCGGACAGGGCACCATCACTCCGGCGTAATGCCTGTTCAGCGCCTCGACCCACTCCGGCGAGACCCGGCTGCTCTCCGACATGGTACAGCACCACAACCGCCGCGCGGTCGGGTACTCCTCAGCCCACAGCGGCCTGCCGATCAGGATGGCCCGCTCCAGCGGCAGATCATCCCGATACGGAAACGAAAATGGCAGCACAGTCCATCCGGCTTGCCGCAGACCGCGCAGCAAACCCCGTTCCATCCTGCCATACCCCGTCGTCGGGCTGCCGCCGTTGGTGCAGTACAAACCGATCTCAGCACTCAGCACTCAGCACTCAGCACTTTCTACGTGATGGTCGGGTCCGTCCAGGCCGAATTCTGCCGGCCGACCACGCCGTTGGTGCGGTCACCCACGCCCACGCCGAATTCCATCTCGGCATTCAGCTTGCGGATGGGGTAATCGTCCCGGTCGCTGCCCACCGCTTCGATCCACGCGCCGAAGCCCTCGTCAGGATGCACCCTGACTTTGAGCGGGTTGCGGTCGTCGTTGCGGCCGTAGCTTTTGAACAACGCGGCATAATCCGTCGGGACCCGCTTGTTCGAGCGCAGGTTGATGCGTCCACGCCCGCTTTCGAAGCCCCCGAATACGCCTCCTGGCCCGTACATGGGCTGCCCACGCGAGAAGAACTCATTCCCGGTCGTCGCTGCCGCGCGGTCGATCACGATGATGTCCGCCGACACCGGCTTGATGAACCCCGCCAGCACCCGGTAAGCGTCCACGTCGGCATCGCTCACGATGGCATCGAAGGGCGGCTGGTGGCCGTGCTCGTGCAGGGTCTCGACCATCGCCTCCAGCAGTTCGGCATAGCCGGTGTTGTTGAAGACGAAATGATCGTGACTGGTGGTGAACGCCTCCCCTTCAAAGGCCGGCGGCGCGAAGTCCACGTTCCCGCCCGTGCCATGCACGAACGGTACGTTGTAGCCCACACTGCCGATCTGTGTCTCGGTGCTCAGAAACAAACGGCTGAGCAAGCGCTTCTCGAAGCGCCAGCGTGCCCGCCGCAGGAACCCGCGCAAAGTCGACAGAATCTGCGCCTCCCGGCTGTCACGAAAGTAACGCCGCGTGCCGCCCAGCGCCGTGCCGTACACCCGCAGCTCGATCATGTGCCCGATGGTCGTCCCGTGAAAAATGTCCGGGTCACTCTCATCGGTGATGTCCGGCAGTTCGGTCACCGACCCGCCGTCCTCGTATTCGAACACGTCCATGTCGGTCAGTGAGAACAGGAAATCCCACTGATCCATCATCTCCTGATTTAGCCCGCCAATCGCGTTCCCTGTGCGGTTGACGAACTCCTGAAAGGTGATCCCGGACTTCATGCGCCACTGCGCCATCTTCACGCCGTCGACCCCGGTCGGCAGCGCGCGCTGGATCACCGTCATCGGTCCCAGAACCTCAGCCATCGTTGTTCCCTCGTTCCTCGCTCAATGCGAACTAGCTCGTCGGACCCGACATGCTCGGCAGGACGAACACCACCCCGGCGCTCTCGGCATAGCCCATCGGCATGACCACGCTCGGCGCAGTTTCGTCCAGCTTGCCGGCATCCGTATCCACAAACACCCGCGCGCCGGGCGTCAGACCGCTGAACCCCGCCACTGGCCCGAAAACGCACACCGTCACCCGGTCGCCTGCCGCGAAGGTCGTCTCGCCTTCCTTGTTCATGGCCGTCACGATCCCGCGCCCGTGCGCGGTAGCGGCTGCATCGGCATCCGTCACTTCCACGTCGCCATCGTCGGCGACGTACACCACATTCCCCACCTCGCCGGCCCCGCCCGCGTGGTAATCCCGCAGGACTGCCCCCTGGAGCGGCCGGATCAGAGCTGAGGTATACGCTACTGCTCCCATCGTCTCATCCCCTTCTCTTTGCCTCTTTGTGAAATCCCGCTTTGCGGGACGTTTGGCTGGGGGCAGCTTCGCTGCCTTCAGTCGGCGTTCTTACGCCGACCCCCTTGCCATCTTTTGCCCTGGTTCTACCACCCGGCCCAGGCCCGGTCGCGCTGCACCGCCTCCGGCGACGTGTCCGGCTTCCCACCATCATCCCCGGTCTCGCGACGGCGGATGAACGCATTCGGCCCGCGCTGCTCGCTCACCAGCGTCTGCGCCAGCGCCTTGATGTGATCGCTCGCCAGCAGCGCCTCGAGGCGTGCCTTCGCCTCATCCTTCGTGGCGTGAGCCGCGCTCTCCCGGCCCTGGACATCCTTCCCGATCACGTACTCGCGGATGAACGGCCGGATCAACTCGTTCTCTTTGGTCAGTTCCGCGATCACCACGTCCACCTCTGCCACCAGCGCCGCGCGTCGGTGACCCGTCAGTTCGGCCACGATGGTCTTGGCCGCAGCCACCGGCTTTTCGGCATCCAAACCCATCTCGCTGATGATCTCATCCAGCGTGGTCTTGTGCTTGCGCAGGTCGGCCATCTCGCTCACCAGCAGTTTGGCTGCCGCCAGCTTGTCACCGTCCAGCTTCAGTTCCGACACCAGCAAATTCAGCGTGGTGCGGTCCGTCCTCAATTCCGCGATCAGTTCCTGATCGCCTGTTCCCTCGCCCATACCATCCTCCTCATCATTCATTTGTGTGAGGGTGAACGCTCCACCCAGATCCAGCGAAGCCCGCCGCGCGGGCGCTAAATCCACCTGTTCCAGCCTGAACCCCACCGGCGTCCAGGTCTTGCCTTTCTCGATCCATTTCCGCGCATCCGCCGGACCGTAGATCGAGGTCGCGAGCTTCCCGTTGCGCGCCTTCACCCGCCGCACATAATCCCGTGTCTGCCCTGGCGGGATATACCCCTTGGCCCACAGTGAATCGCCCACCCGCTGATGCCCCACCCAGTCGATGTCTTCCAGCGGGAAGGCCGTATCGCGCTCATCCTGTTTGAGATGCCCGCGCATCCCGCCCAGGCCCGGAAGCTGCTTCTCCAGTTCGGTGACCAGGGCTGCGTCGTGCAGCATCCCGCTCTGGCTCATCTCCCCGATCCGGCTGATCTCCAGCACGATGTGCAGCGGATCGTCGTCGCCCTTGTACAGGAGGTCCTTGTCCACGTGCGCGTACAGCGGCACGTCGGGAAAATCCCCGCGCATCGTATGCGTCTTGAATTCCCGCAGAATTATTCTGCTCATCTCGACCCCCTAGGCCATCAGATCTACATCGAACGTCGCGCCGGCCGCGCCGGTGCTCTGGGCCGCGCTGGCGATGATTTTGACGAAGTTGAACGGTGCCAGGAACGCCATATCCTCGGCGCTCAGGGCATGACGCGCCGCGCTGAACGAGCCGCGTGTCACCGCGCTCCCGTTGCGATCCTCCACCACGTCGAAGGTCCCGTCTTCCGTGTCGCACACGCTGAACGTCAGGCTGGCCGCGTCCGACAGCACGAAGCGCATCCCCGCCAGCGGGTAGCCGCGCTTGTCGATCACACTGCTGTCCGTCTCGCCATCCGCGATGGTCGCCCGCCGCGTCAGGGCCGGGCTGCGCTGTGCCAGTAATGTGTTTCCCATGCTCACCTCGCTAAAACGGCACGACGATGCGTGCCAGCTGCAATATGTCCATCTGCGCCCGCTGCCGGAAAAGCTGATTGAGCACATCGCCGATCAGGTAACGGGTAAAGTCCTCGATCTGGGCCGGGTTCAGGTACGGCCGCAGGTTCTCTCGGGGTTCCAGCATCAGCACCTGCAATTCCCGGCTGACCTTGTCCGGCGTCTCATCGACCAGTGCCAAAAATGCACAAAGACACTGCGCATGCGCAGGATAATCCGGCACTCTGTCCAGCGCATACGGGCTGCCATCCTCCAGCGCGTCGCAGATGTCGATCTTCGGGTGCGACGGCGACAGCTTCCACCACATCATCGTCACGTAGGGGTTCGCCCTGGCTGCCGCCAGGCTCGCCCGTCCGAAGGCCGCCGTGATCTCCGTCCGGCCCAGTCGCATCGCGTCAAAACTGGCATCCCGGCCATACGGGCGATTAGTCCGCAGCGCCGCCCGTCCCGGCGTCAGAAATTGTTCCAGCCGCGCCGCTGGTGATCCCGTCGCTGATGAGCTGGTCGATCTTTGCCCGTGTCTGCGTCCCCGTCCGCCAGATGCGGTCGCTCAGGGTATAGCCATCCGAACCCACAAACGTATGCGCCGGGTCATAGCCCAGGTGGCCCGTGTCCACCAGCAGATCACGATACGCCGCCCGCAGGTCTTCGTTCCGGGTCTGCTCGGCCACGATAGGCTGCCGCGGACGGCCCGATTGCAGCCACCGCAGCACATCCGCCGGCGCGCGCCGCCTCAGCCAGCGCCCGTGCATCTCGACCGCCCCCGCCTGTACCTGCGCCAGCGCCAGGTTGATTGCCAGCGCATAGGGCGACAGCGGCGTCACCCCGTCTGAACCAAAGGCGCTGCGACCATCCCGTCCCACGAACAAACGGCTGATGATCTCCCCGGCCTCGCGCTGCACCTCGGCCCGCCGGCTGCGCGGGATTACCCCATCTGTCCCGGCAGAGCGGATCAGCACCCCGCCGATCCGCCCGGCAGCGTCCGCGAACAGGCGCTTCACGTCGTCCCGGAACTGCTTCTGAGCCCCACCCAGCACCCGTTCCGCGCCCCGGATGCGGTTGCGAGGCACCGCTCGCGGTTGGATTGCTGCGGCAGCCACCCTCTATCGCTCCGTCACCCGCACGAAGAAGCTGCGGTCCTCTGTCCGGCCCAGATCGGTCGTGATCCGGTTGGTCACCCGCCAGGGAATGTTTCCTGCGCTGCCGCCCGCCAGCCAGACCAGGGTGGCGCTGTCGTCGTGGCTCGGCGCGCTCGCCACCAGGCCGCTGTCCGCCTGCACTGACCAGGCGCTCTCGTCGATGACCTCAGCCGCCGCCAGCCAGTCGGACCAATCCATGCCATAATCCAGCGTGGCATCCGGGTCCTTGAGGATCGTCTCTCCCGCGTCAGGCATGGCTAGGCCGGGGTCGTATCGACCGTCACGATGCCGCTGGCGTCGAACTGAAGCTCGATGTTGCCGCCGTTGGGCGTGACCGGCGAAGCCAGTTCGTTGTAGCTGATCAGCGCCGACGTGCCTTCGACGCCGGAATCCTTATAGAAGATCACCGCCTCCGAGGGATCGCCGGTCACGCTGGTGAGGGTCAGATTGACTGCGTCGAAGGTCCACACGTCCCCGGTAAAGGCGCTGGTGATGCTCGCCAGCGTGCCGGTCGCCACCCGCGCGCCCGCCGGCACGTCGTCCAGGAAATCATGAGCATTCGAGAAAACATACTCGGCGGTATCCACCAGCACCGCCTTGATCGTATCGACCAGCAGGTCGATGTCTCCCTCGGCCGCCGCATCGAAAAACTTGGGATAGACCTGGCTAGCCATGCGCGGCCCCCTTCGCTGACGCCGT